CCGAGATCGCCGTGGCGTTCGGCGTGGTGCCGACCGACGTCCCGACGAGCGTCGGCGGACCGACAGGTCTCGAGCCGGGCGAGACCGACCCGGTGTTCGAGTGGCTGATCGCGCATGGTCTGGTGATCTCGGGACCGAACGCCAGAGGCTGGTACGCGGTCCGCTGCCCCTGGGAAAGCCTGCACAGCGGCGAGGTCGACCACGGCACGGATTACCTGCCCGGCAAGCCGGGCGCGTTCGTCTGCCTGCATGGACACTGTCAAGATAAGAGGACGGCGGCGCTGCGGGCGTGGATCCTCGAGCAGGACCCCGCCGCCGAGCTCGGCCTGGTGAACAGCGTGCAGCTGGCGGACCTGCGCAACCGTCTCGGCGCCGCCCTCGGGTTGCTAACGACGGCGCCGGACAGCTCACGTAGAGACGAGGTCGCGGCGACCGATGTAGGGGAGACCGCCGCAGAAGGCAGCCTAGACCGGCTGTGGGGCGTCCTGCAAGCGCAAGCCGCAGCCGGGACGATGTTCGCCCCCAGGACGCGGGAGGTGGCCTCAGTGAGCCCCGCACGGGCGCTGGCGGCCATCCTGGCGAGCATCTACCTGGACCCGTCGCTCCTGCCCGATGCCGACACCACCGCCGGCGGCAAGGTGGCGCGCGGCCAGGCGACCACGGATGTGCGGGTGCATGCGGTCATGGAGCTGATCGGCATGACGGCGCGACGCAACAGCCTGACCGGGGCGGTCGAGTGCAGCTTCGCGGCGGCGCCCGACTACGATGGCGCGGCCGACGACGCCGAGACCGCGATCGGCAACCTGGTGCATGCCTGCGCGCGCTGCGGCATGAAAAGCGTGGAAGGAATACGAGGTGCCCTCGTGAACCGAGCGATGAGCGAACAATACAATCCTGTATCCGACTGGATCCAATCCGCACCGTGGGACGGCGTGTCACGGCTCGAGGCGCTGTATGCCTCGGTGCGGATGCGCGATCCCCGGCTCGACGGGTGGAAGCGGGTGGCGATCCGGCGCCACATGATCCAGACCGTGACGGCCGTGCGGAACTGGGAGCGCGGGCGGGCCGCGCTCGACGTGGGGTACGTCCTGGTGCTGCAGGGCGCGCAAGGGGTCGGCAAGTCGAGGTGGGTGGGGTCGCTGATGCCGAAGGCGTGGGTGACGCTGGGAATGGCCCTCAAGCTCGATCACAACGAGCGCGACGCCGTGCGGCGGGCGACCATGACGCCGATCACCGAGCTCAGCGAGATCGACGGCTCGTTCCGGCGGTCGGACACCGCGGCGCTGAAGAACTTCCTGACCGCGCCGCTGGATATCTATCGCCGGCCCTACGGGCGGACGGAGGAGGAGCGGCCCCGGTGCACGTCGTTCATCGCAACGGTCAACCCCGAGGGGTTCCTGCTCGACCAGACCGGCGAGCGGCGGTTCTGGACCCTGGCGGTCGAGGCGTGCGACTGGAACCACGGCATCGACCTGCAGCAGCTATGGGCCGAGGTGTGGACGCTGCAGGCAACGGGGGAGCCGTACTGGCTGCAGGCGGGCGAGATGGAGCAGCACAAGATCGCCAGCGAAGGGCATCGAGCCGAGACCGACATCACGGTCCTGATCGATGACTTGAGACTCAGGCGCGGCGCGTTCCCCGACTTGACGACCTGGGTTCACGCGAATGCCAAGGATCTGGCGCGGCAGCACAACATCAGGGGCTACACGGCGACGTATGCGGACATCAATGCAGCCTTGGAGCGAGAGGGTTTCGAGCGCTGGAACACTAAAAATGGCCGGGGTTGGCGGGTGCCGCCGTACCAACAGCAGCTCACGCCGGCGCAGGCGTCGAACCTCAACGTGATCTTCGGTGGCAAGAAAGATCCCGAAAAAGGCTAGAGTTGCAAAGGAGTTGCAGAGGAATTGCAGAGGAAACGCGCGCTGTGCAACCACTAAAAACCCGTTTAAAAACAACGATATCGTCTAACAGTGTTGCATAGTTGCAAAGGAAATAGATATAAGAGGATAGATACAAGATAGTATCATATAGGGACTATAGTGTATATTCGTACGGGACTACAATGGCGTTTTTCTCTGCAACCTTTGCAACTATAGGGCCAAGCCCTTGATATTGCGGGGCGTTTTAGGTTGCAGGGCCTTTGCAACCGTCTGCAACACTGCCACGCAGCACCACGTTGACAGCGCTTTCGCATTTTGCGAGAGTTTGGTCATGAGTTGGAATTTTTCGCCTGTTCCGATCCTGACCCCGAAGCGGCTCGAGCAGCAGCTCGAGGAGCTCGACATCACGAATGTCGAGGCTGCGTTTTTCGCCGGCGTCAGCCAGGCCACGATGTACCGGTGGCTGGCCAATGATTCGCCGATCCCCGCCAGCGTGATCAGGATGTTCGATCTTATGATCCATGCCCGGCACGGCGCCGACATGGTCAAGATCGTCTGGGGCGAGCCTGCCGACCAGGAGGCTGCGCAATGACCATGGGTTATCGCGTTCCGACATATCCGCTGCGGTTCGGGTCGGCGACATCGTTCAACGAATGGCTCCGCACTGCTGGGTTTTGCCCCGGTCTTTATGATATTCGGGATCACATCAAGATGTTCGGCAAGCCGATCGTGCGCGTGCCGGTCGAGCGCCAGGTTCCGAACGAGGCCGACCTGTGAATGTCATGCCAACCCGCCTCGATCGTCTGCGCACTGCATGCTTCTGGCTGGCGCTGCTCGGCATGCCAGCGATGTCGCTGGTGATTGTCAACTGGCCGTTCCTGCTGGTGCCCGGGATCCTGATCTATGGAGGGCTGTTGCTATGGCTGCGTCCTCGCAGCGAGTAGCGCCGCGGTTCGCCGAACCAGGTCGGCCGACGAAGTATCAGGCTTCGCATGCCACGCAAGCGTTCAAGCTTGCCCTGCTTGGCGCTACCGATGAAGAGATCGCCAATTGTTGGGGTATAAGTATTCCGACATTCTATCTCTGGTTGAAGAAGCATCCACCATTATCTAAGGCCCTAAGAAAGGGCAAGGAAGATGCTGACGCCAATGTTGCGCACAGCTTGTACAAGAAGGCGAACGGTTACGATCGGCGAACGTTCAAGGTGTTCAAGGACAAGGACGGCGTGACCGAGGTTCCGTTTACCGAGCATGTGCCGCCTGACACGGCGAGCGCGATCTTCTGGCTCAAAAATCGCCAGCGTGGAAAGTGGCGCGACAAGCACGAGCTCGAGCACACCGGCGCCGACGGTGGCCCGATCCAGAACAGCCAGGTGGTGGCGATCGCGGATCTGGCACCCGAGCAGCGCGAGCAGCTGCGCGCGATGCTGCTCGGCCTGAAGAAACCGGCGACGATCACCGACGTCGAGGCGGAAGAGGTCGAGGACGAAGAATAAGTTGACATTGTTCGCGTGATGTGCCGTTGGTGTGCTTACGTCGTGCCACCGAAAATATATTTCGATTTGTCATAATGCACATTATACGATAACGGCACACTATTGACACCTCGTCCCTGATGTGCCTTTGATGTGCGGTCCATAAACGAGGAGGACAAGGCAATGTCAGACATGGAGCCCGCCGTCGAGCGCAAGCGCGAGGATGGCAAGGACGGGACGTACAGCTCGCTTCGGCGCTTCAACGCGCAGGCCACCGAGCTGATCAACCAGGCGTGGGGCGAGCACGTCGCCTGGATCGAGGATCGGATCTTCACCTACCCCAGCGGCAGCACCCGGCTCCTGCCGGTGGTTGTGTCGAAGCTGGTCTGTGGCAAGCTGCCCGGCCGCGCCAGCGTGCCCGCGTTCAATGCCGGACCGGCTGTCGGCCGCATCAAGTAGCATATCGTGCCGGCACCCCTGTATCCGCTCGAGCCCGGCTACAAGGCGCCGGGCCCGAGCGCCGAGGCGGCGGACGAGATGCTGGGCCGCGCCGAGACCCTGCGTCGCCAGTGCTACCGGCTGCTGCATGGCCGGCCGATGACCGCCGACGAGTGTGCCGCCGCCCTGCACGAGAGTGTGCTGGCGGTGCGCCCGCGGCTCAGTGAGCTGCGAACGATGCGCCTGATCGCCGACAGCGGCGTCAGGCGTCTCAATCGCAGCGGCAAGCGCGCTACGGTGTGGTATGTGGTCCGCAAGGGTCGCCGGCCACCTGTCGTATTCTAGTGCCATTCAAACGAGGAGGTTTGACGATGAACAGCAGTATCCGCGACCCGCTGGCCGGCGAGCAATTTATCGAGCCCCTGACGCTGGCAGAGGTGGACCTGTACCGGGCGACGGCCAGGATGTCCGCCCGGAACGCCCGCATCCTGGCGATGCGCTGCGGGCTGGACGGCCGGGCCCCGCTGACGTTCATCGAGATCGGGCGCGAGCTTGGCATAAGCGCTCCCGGCGCGCGCGAAGGTTTCCGCTACGCGCTGTACGCTATCCGCAGCCGCAGGCGTGATGTCCAGGACGACACCTTCGCGGTCCATGCAGGACCATCTGCCTGGGAGCTGGTCTGCGCGAGCGCGCCGGCAGGCAGCACATGACCCAGCCATCACCCGGTCAGAAGATCGCGCACGCGACATACGGCCAGGACGAGGTCATGCGCTTCATGGATCTCCTGTATGCCCTGGCCGATCGTGACGACAAGCTGTCGGCGCCCGAGCTGGCGGTGAACCTGTGGTCTTTCGGACGCGAGGGCACCAACCTCCTGACGAGCTACCAGGTCGATCCCGACGCCGCGTTGAACGACGTGCTGCTAGGTTACACGCGCATGCTCGGCTTCCTTGAGCTGTATGATGGCGCAGCGTACCTTACCGAGGTCAAGGCGATGGCGGCATCCATGCGTCGCGCCCTGGAGGACGCACGTTTCAAGGCTGCGATAGCCGCGGTGCTGCGCGAGTTCATGACCTGGCTCGAGAAACCGGAGAACCGTGATGCTCAGTAACCTGATCGCCCGCTACCGCCGCTGGCGGCTCGAGGGCTTCGCGCGCATTATCGCCGACCCGGTATGTCGCGCGCGCATCGCCCAGATGTGGGCCGACAACGAGGCGCTGTTCACCACCACGCCGAAGGCGCGCGACCCGCTGTGGCCGGGCTATCCCGGCAACGCCAGCAGCGGGGAGCCGCAATGGGCCGCGCCACCAGACCATGTCGCCGACAGGACGCGTGATAGGCAAATCATCGGGAACACCGTCATTCTCGATGGCCAGTCGCCGCGCGGCATCCAGATCGGCGAGCGTACCCGGCCCAGGGAGACACCGTGATGTTCAATTGGCTCGAGCGGCAAGCCGCGCGCTTCATCGTCTGGCGTCACGTTTGCCGGAACCGACCCGAGGACCGGCGCCTGGTGCAGGGTTTCGTCACCAACGCGCTCGGACACGTCACGAATGATATCGCGGCGATGCTCGAGTACCAGGCTACCGAGGCCGAGATCCTGAACAGGCGGCTCGGCCGGCGATACGATCCCGGCATGGCGGTGAACGAGGCGACCGAGCGCGCGTTGAAGGCCAAGCAACAGGTCCAGGAAAGGCCGATGCACGACGTGCTCGGCGTGCCGGCACCGAAGATCAGGCTCGACGGCAGCGACGCGAGCTGGGCCGCGCTTGCCGCCGCGCAGAAGGCCCGCCCCGATCCGATGATCGACAATCATCCGACGCTATCGCGGCAGCAGAAGGCGGCGCTCGAGTTCCAGAAACGATACCAGCGCGATCTCGTCGAGCGCGCCCAGCCCAAGGGAGATTTCCAATGACCCGCATGGCACGGTCGCTGACCGCCGATACCACCACGCTACAGGCTCTGGTAGCATTGCTAGCTCGTTCACGCGATTGAATAGGTAGGATTCGCCATGGCAACGACCAAAACCACGTTCACGCCGACACCCGGTCTGGTGGCGCCGATCCCGGCTGGCACCGTTCTCGGGACGATCGATGTCGACCCGGTCGCGAATGTCGGCCCGGTGACCATCAGGGCACCTCATGACGCCAGCAAGCTGCAGATCACGGGCGCGGAGCCGAGCTATCAGGTCGTGGCCGTGGTCGACCTGGCCGACGGGACATTCTCGACGGTCGGCAACTTCGCGGGCGCCCTGCCCATCTCGGTGACCATTGCGCCCGCGACGGTCATTCCGCCGCCATCCACATTCGATCCGCGCACCATGTCGGTAGCCCAGATCGCTGCCGCGACCGGCATTCAGGTCCCTGTGTCGTCGCTCAAGAAGTCTGGCGCTGTAACCATCAAGTCGCCGGGCACATTCGAGAACATGGACTACAGCGGCACGGTGACGATCGAGACGACCGGCAAGGTGCTGTTTCGCAATTGCCGGTTCGATGCCGGCGGGGCACCTTATTGTGTCCTCAACATCCCCGAGAATTTCATGGCCGAGGAGATCCGGCTTGAGTTCTGCACGCTGAGCAACTGTAAGGATTGCGTCGCGGGGGCGAACCTCTACGTCTACCGCTGCGCCATGAGCCTATGGGAAAATGGCGTTAACTTCTGGGGTCCGGGCCAACTGATCGAGAGCTACATCCATGACCCGGATGTGAACCGTGCGGGTGCGCATTACGACGGCGTCGAGATCAATGGCGGCGGCAATATCAACCTCCTGCGCAACTACATCGTCAACACGCAGGACCAGACCTCTGCGCTGATGCTGGGCGATGAGACATCCCCGTTCCATGACGCGATCATCGATGGCAACTACCTCGCTGGCGGTGGCTACACGATCTACCTCTACGGCGGTCCACGGGTGACGTTCACGAACAACACCCTGAAGAAAGGCCACTGGGGCTACGAAGGAACACAGTTCGGCACGCAGCCAAAGATCGATGCCAGCACCGGCAATGTGCTGATATGACTCGCATGGTCTGGCTCGTCACCGAGATCGCCTACGGCCGGACGCTTGGCTGGCGCCACTTCCTCGACTACGACGAGGCGCTGCGCACGGCGACGCGTTGGATGGCGACAAGCGCCGGCGTCGTTTCGCCGCCCAGGCTGGTCGAGGTGGAAGCATGAGCACCGACCTGGAGGACGCGATCGCGTGGGCCCGCGCTCAAATGCGGTATCTTGCCGACGCTAATGTAGCGCGGGGTTACTACACCCTCCTTGCCGACGCCGCCGAAAAGCATCTGGCGACGCTGCCGAAACCGGTGTGGCGCGTGAAGGCATGGGGCCCGACGGGAGGCGCTTATGCGATCTACGAGCGCGACAATCGGGCTGAGGCGGCATCCAAGGCAGCACAGGAGTTTGCCCTTGGCGCGCGCATGGTGGAGATCATCGAGCCATGATCGGCCCCCTGATCCTGACCGCGGCCGACGACACCCGGCAACAGTTCGAGCCCCTCTACGATATCACGCCGCACGAAACCGCCCTGATCCTGTCCCTGCTGTTCAAGCTCAGCGTGAACCGCGACGCAACGATCCCGGACTGGCGCGGTTATCTTGTCGAGCATAAGCTCGAGCGCCATTTCAAGCCTATCGAGGAGGACAAGCCATGACTGCCCCGCAGATCGCCGAACTGCACGCTCATGTCGATCCCGCGCTCACCGAGCGCATTGCAACGCACGCCCAAACCCTGATCGAGGGCGGCGCCCCGCACCAGCAGCAGCTCGCGCAGGACCTCGAGGCGCTCGTCACGCTCGTGGCGTCCAACACCGAGGCCGCCCGGCAGCTCGCCAACCTGCGCGCCAGCGTCGACAAGGCGCTCGACGACCGGGACCAGGCGCGCAAGGAACGCGACGAGGCCAAGGCCGAGATAGAACGGCTCAACAAGCATTTCGAGGAACAGGTCATCCTGGTGATGGATAAGTACGACGCAGATCTCAAGAAGATCAGGAGCGAGATCGACGAGCGTGTCGCGAAAGAGCATGCGAAGCTCGGCGCCGCCAGCACCAAAGGCGAGACGCACGCCGACCTCAAGGCACGCGCCAAGTCGGACCACAGCCACAAAGAGCCGGTGGCGCCGGCGCACAAGGCGAAGGAGGGCAAGCATGCCCGCTGAAGATGACGTCTGGCAGGCCCTCTCGACGGCGATCTTCAGTCGGATCGAGCGCGCTACCTACGACGGCCATGTGATCACCTTGCTCGACGGCGGCCGGACCGCGCTGCCGCCGGACACTCCGCGCGATATCATCATCGTTCCCGGCGCACCGCCCAAGCCGTTCAAGTCGATCACTTCGATCACCGTGAAGGGCGACAAGCCGGAATAGTGGTGCTACTATCGGCTCTCGAGGAGGAGATTCGCCATGGACGACGATCTTGCATCGCTGCTGAGCACGGCGCTATCGCCGATCGAGCACGGCCGCCGGAATTTCGACTTCATCATGGAAAGCGGCACCGACGCCCAACGCGAGGTCGTCCTGATGATGCTCAATGTCGTGGGGCTGCTGAAGCCGGGACCGCGCATGCTTCGGGAACTGCACCGCTGTGTCGTGATACTCGAGGAAGCACAGGCATGAAAGCACCCAAAGGCACCGTCACCCATCTCAGGCCCAGCCCCAAGATCGCCGACATGCAGCAGACCATCTCCACGATGCGCCTGCTGATCGCGGTCATGGTGCGGCGCTTCGGCGTGTTCGACCAATTGACCCTGACGCCCGACGAGATCCAGAACGCCAAGGAGGGCGAGCTCAAGATCTTTGATAACCCGCGCGGCGACATCGTGCTGCAGATCAAAGGCGTGCCGCCCAGGTTGGTGGTTCATGGCTAAGCCGCGCTGGTACGTCACCACGTTCTGGTACGACGGCATGCCGCCGCCGCCGAAGACCGATCTTGTCTGGACGATCTCGCGCGATCCGACAATGCCAGGCTGGGAGACCGATGGCGGCTACGCGGGCTATGGTCTGACCTGGAAGGCCGCCACGGAACTCGCCGATGCCGCAAACGCGGCGTGGGAGGCGCGCCGTGGTTGAAGTTCCTGTTGGTCTGTTTGCCGTGCTCTGTTTCATGGCGCTGTGCGGCGTGATTGGCGTCATCGTTTTCGCGTTGGTCATGGCAGATATCACAGCTGCGGGAACACAGTGCTCGCTGCCGCCTTTCATCCCGCAGGCGCCGCCAGAGAACGAGCCCAAATGACCGCCCTGCTCTGGATCTCGATGACGGCGGGCTTCTGGCCCTCTGGCGCGTGGCAGATCGTGCCCTACATCGACCGCCCCACCTGCGAGGCCGCCCGGCCCAGGGTCGAGCTCGAGCTGCAGGCGCGCGGCATGCAGTCGATCGTGACACGATGCATCGAGATTAACGAGAGACATGATGGCTGACGAAATCCCATCGATCAGGGACTACATGCCGGGACCGCGCGTCGCGTCGGGCTATAACGAGCGCCTTGATCGTGCCGAGACATATTTGCGACTTGCGTATAAGTCGTTGGCGATCGTCGAGCAGTTGACTAGGCCGCGCGATGCCGCGCGCCGCACATTCGAACAGGCCGAAGCGGAACGCTATCTGGCGATCTACGACAAAATCATGGCTGAAGATGCCGGTTAAGACCATCAACTGGCAGGGCCAGGACAAGCGGATCGATGTCGACTGGCACCTGAAGGAGCTCGACCGGATCGACTGCGAGGAAAGCCTCACCAAGTTCCTGATGCACGCCTGGCGTTTCATCGATCCGGCGCCGTTCAAGTCGGGCTGGGTGATCGATGCGCTGGCGGAACACCTCGAGGCGGTGTGCGACGGCGATATTCGTCGTTTGCTGATCAACATCCCGCCTCGCATGGCCAAGTCCAGCATTTGCAGCGTTGCGTTTCCCGCCTGGGTCTGGGCGCAGAGCCACGACAGCCCGACCAGCGGGCCAACCGTGCCGTTCCTGCACGCATCCTACGGCTACAACCTGTCCCTGCGCGACAGCGTCAAGTGCCGGCGCCTGATCAAGAGCACCTGGTACCAGCGCCTGTGGGGCAACCGGGTCCAGATCACCAACGAGCAGGACCAGAAGATCCGCTTCCAGAACACCCGCGGCGGCGAGCGGCTCATAACTTCAATCGGTAGTGGCGTGACCGGCGAGGGCGGCAACCTGATCTTGGTGGACGACCCGAATGCGGCTGATGAAGTGCTCTCCGATGCAACCATCAAGAGCACCAACGAGGATTGGTGGGACGGCACCATGGGCACGCGCCTGAACGACGCCAAGACCGGCGCGTTCGTCGTCATCCAGCAGCGCCTCGGCGAGAACGATCTCAGCGGGCACATCCTGTCCCGCGAGGCGGATGACTGGACCCACTTGATGCTGCCGATGCATTACGAGGCGACCCGGTCGTTCAGCACCTCGATCGGCTGGAAGGACCCGCGCAAGCACGAGGGCGAGCTGCTCTGGCCCGAGCGTTTCGGCGAGGCCGAGGTCGCGTCGCTCGAGCGGCGGCTGGGCAAGTGGAAGGCCGCGGGACAGCTCGAGCAGCGCCCCGAGCCACAAGGCGGCGGCATCGTCAAGCGCGACTGGTGGCAGCTTTGGCCGCCCGAGGGCGAGCCGAAAGACAAGAACGGCCACATCCTCAAGGCGGCGGCGTTCCCGCCGTTCAGCTACATCCTTGCGTCCCTCGACACGGCCTACACCGAGGACACGCGCAACGATCCGAGCGCGCTCGAGATCTGGGGCGTGTTCAACGGCGACGTCATCGCGCAGGAGGTCAAGGTCTCGCCCACCGAGAGCACCCGCGTCTACACCGAGACCAGCACGCGGGTGATGCTGGCGCACGCCTGGACCGATAGGCTCGAAATCAACGACCTGGTCAACCTGGTCGGCATCGAGTGCCAGGACCATGAGGTCGACAAGCTCCTGATCGAGTCCAAGGCGTCGGGCATCAGCGTGGCGCAGGAACTGCGCCGCCTGCTGTCGGGCAGCGACTTCAAGTACACCGACAAGGAAACCGGCAAGGTCCGCACGTCGCGTCGCCCGCGGCACACCTTCGCCATCCAGCTGATCGATCCCAAGTCGATCAGCAAGATGGCGCGGCTCTATTCCGTGCAGCATCTGTTCGAGGAGGGCACGATCTTCGCGCCCGACCGCAAGTGGGCCGACCAGGTGATCACCCAGGTCGGCACGTTCCCGAACGGAGCGCACGACGACCTGGTCGACTGCACCTCGATGGCGCTGAAGCACATGCGCGAGATCGGCCTGCTCCAGCGCACCACCGAGATCACGTCCGACGTCACCGAAGGCATGGTTCACAGAGGGCGGCCGTTGAAGCGGCTGTATCCGGCATGATTGATAATTGGTCGCTTGCCAAGGCCATGGCGGCTATCCCTGACGATGAGCAACGGGTATTGCTGGAGCATTATTGCTACAGGAGAATCGACATGAAGGTTCCGAAGGGCGCCACGATGCATCGCACCGTCTGGGCCGGCGGCGCGGGCGAGGAAATCCGAAACCTGCAGCCGATCTCGTATTCCGCTTTCGAGGCGCTGGTGAATGCCCCGACCTCGCCGGCGCAGATGCCGTCGGTGTTGGACGATCAACTGCCCGACGGTGAATACTGGCTGATCGACGGGAAATGGGTGCCGGCGTGAAGTTGCCGGGCGTAACCCCCGCCCAGGCCACCGTCGAGCCCGACCCGATCGCCCGCGCGGTCGGCGGCGGCGAGGCCTGGTGGCGGGTCACCGTGTTCACGCCGCCGTGGTGGCACCCGCCCCGGCGAGCGGCCTATACCATCGTCGCGTTTTCCGATACTCTGGCTGCCCAGGAAGGTCTGCGCCGGTTCGAGGAGGAGACGGCCAAGCCGCATAAACCATTGATCGTCTAGAAGGGACCGTGATGTCCGGTACCGGCTTGTCGCCCAACATCCGCCTCGACCAGGATCAGCCCGAACCCGAGCAGTTCGAGCCGGTTACGGTCTCGACCGATGACGACGACGCCAACGGCGAAAAGCGCTCCTACGATGACCGCGGCAACGTCATCAGGATCGAGTATCCCGACGGACGGGTCACGATCAGCATGGACGGCGGGCCGCTCGAGAAGCCCGAGGAAGATACTAACCCGCCCGGCTGGTTCGACAATCTCGCCGACAGGATCGACAAGATGCAGCTCGGCATCATCGCCGATCGGCTGCTGCGCGGCATCGAGGACGACATCCAGAGCCGCGCCGACTGGATCGACCAGCGCACCGAAGGCATGAAGATGCTGGGTTGGAAGATCGAGACCCAGGATACCGGCGACAGTGCCGACGGCGCCGCGGTCGAGGGCACCAGCCGTGCGCGTCATCCGCTCATGTCGGAAGCCGTGCTCCGGTTCCAGGCCAACGCCCACAACGAGTTCCTGCCGGTCGACGGGCCGGTCAAGATCCGCGACGACGACAACAACCCGACCAGCGAGCAGGACGAGCTCGCCGACTGCTTCGAGAAGGACCTCAATCACTACCTGACGGTCACCGACAAGAACTATTACCCCGACACCGATCGCATGTTCCTCAAGGTCGGGTTCGGCGGCCTGGCGTACAAGAAGGTGTATTTCAGCCCGCTTCTCAATCGTCCGGTCAGCGAGATGGTCGACGCCGACGACCTGATCGTCAACAACAACGCCACGTCGCTGGCGACCGCCAAGCGGGCCACGCATCGCATCATGATGCCGCCCTCGCTGATGCGGCGCATGCAGCTGCTCGGCGTCTATCGCGATGTCCCCTTGAGCGCGCCCAACGATCCCAAGATCGACGCGCTCAAGCAGGAGGAAAAAGAGCAGCAGGGCATCACGCCGAACACGATGAACCCCGACGACCGGGATCGCGAGGTCTACGAGTGCTATTGCGAGATCGACATCAAGGGTTTCGAGCACAAGTGGAAGGGCCAGCCATCCGGCCTCGAGGTGCCCTACCGGGTCACGATCGATCTCAGCAGCCGCGAGGTTCTCGCCGTCGTGCGGGACTACGACGAGGTCACGAAGGACCTGCCCGAGCGCCGCGAGACATTCGTCGCTTACATTTTCGTGCCCGGCTTCGGCTACTATCCGATCGGCCTGCTGCATATCCTGGGCAACGCGACCAACGCCGCGACCGCCGTGTGGCGCATCATGCTCGACTGCGGGTTCTTCGCCAATTTTCCGGGCGGCCTGATCGCCAAGTCGGCGGGACGGCAGAACAGCAACATCCAGCGGGTCGCGCCCGGCTCCTTCGTGCCGATCGAGACCAGCGGCATGCCGATCAAGGATGCCGTCATGAACCTGCCCTACTCCGCGCAGGGCATGCCGGCGATGATGCAGCTCGGCCAGGACATCGTGCAGCAGGCGCAGCGTGCCGGCAGCACGGCCGAAGCGCCTTCTGGAGAGGGACGGCAAAACGCGCCGGTCGGCACGACCCTGGCGTTGATCGAGCAGGCCCAGCAGATCCTGAACGCCGTCCACAAGCGCATGCACGCCGCCCAGGCGCGCGAGCTGCAACTGATCGCCAAGTGCTTCAAGGAACACCCCGAGAGCTTCTGGCAGCAGAACCGCACGCCGGCGCGTTCGTGGGACGAGGAGACGTTCCTGAAGGCGCTCAATGCCAGCAACCTCGTGCCGGAAGCCGACCCCAACACGTCGAGCCACGTCCAGCGCCTGATGAAGGTCGAGGCGCTCGGCCGGATCGCGCAGGCGGCACCTCCGGGCATGTTCGACCCGATCCGCGTGGCCAAGATGCAGGTCCGCGCGATCGGCTACAGCAACCCGGAGCAGTACCTCGCGCCACCCGAGAGCATGGGCAAGCCGACGCCCGAGCAGCAGAACGACCAGGCCGAGGTCCAGGTCAAGCAGGCGCTCGCGGAAGTGCAGAAGATGAAGGCCAGCACCGACGCCCAGAAGACGCAAATCGACATGCAGAAGACCCAGGCCGAGATCCAGGGCATGCAGCAGTCGCAAGGCCTCGGCGCCGCGCGCCTGCAGATGGATCAGGCCAACAGCGACGTCGACAACAAGGTCAAGGTGGTCAAGACGCAGATGGATGCGGCGCTCAAGAACCGCGAGGTCGACGCCAAGAGCGAGCAAGGGCTGCTCGAGGAGCGGCTCCAGCTGATCGATGTCGCCCAGAACCTCGCAGTCCACCCCGAGAGCGGGCACATGGTCGAGCCGCTGCTCCAGCCCGCGTGGAACGATCTGAAGCAACGTGAAGCGGAGCAAAAGGCGCACAAGGGCCTCGGTGCCGCAGCGACCGGACTGCCCGAGGAGCCGGGCAATGGCTGATCGGAAGAAGCTTCCCGACAGGACCATGTATGGCCGGCAGTATGAACACGAACCTGGTGCCGGCGCATTGACGCCGATGGCAAAATCTTCCGATTATTCGATCCTGTATCGCGGGACCGAAGACGACACCGGCGAACCGACGCCATACGCGCATACATACGACGCCCAGGAAGATGGCGGACCCACATCCTACAATCGCTGGAAGCTAAAGGAACACTATGGCTACGCTGATGGCGGTCTGGTCGACCAGCCCGATCCCGCCGACCAGCGCAACCTGACCCCGCTCGGCCTGTACAGCCACGCTGCCGACGTCGTGAACCGCATGCCGCAGATGAAGGGCACGCCACAGCAGTTCAAGGCGATGATGCGCAAGCAGGGCGTCAAGCCCGACGAGCTCAAATGGTCGGGCTACGACGCCGCGATGGCGGGCAAGCCGATGGTCACCAAGCAAGAGCTGAAGCAGCACTTCGAGCAGAACCTGCCGAAGATTCAGGAGACCACACTAGCTCAGCGTAGAGGTACGCCGGGTCTCGACTATGATGTCGACGACGGCACCGATCCAAAATTCGCATCGTACACGCTGCCCGGCGGCAAGGATTATCGCGAGCTGCTGCTGCACACGCCGCAAAACTATGCAGACGCAAAGCACAAGCGCTTGCACGAAATCAGGGAACAGACAGCTCGGCATGGCACTACGCCCGCGCTGAATGCCGAGTACGAAGCGCTCGCCGCAGCGCTGGCGAAAAATACCGGCCCCCCGGTCAATTACACCAGCAGCCACTGGGACACCCCCAACGTCCTCGCCCACCTGCGCATGTCCGACCGGCGCGACGGCAAGAAGAAGATCCTGCACCTCGAGGAGCTGCAGAGCGACTGGGGACAGGAGGGGCGTGAAAAAGGTTTTGCTCAAGGTGAAACAGCTCGACTGAAAGGTGTTGTCGCACCGCAGGATCACGGCACCTATCGAGTAGACTGGGAAGATGGCTCGTATTCCGGCGGCTTGTCGCGGCAAGCTGCCGAAGCACGCGCGGCGGCAGGCAAATCGAACGAAAAGGCAGGCGTCCCGATCGCCCCCTACGTCGACTCCACCCAGAAGTGGGTCGACCTCGGGCTCAAGCGCGCGCTGCACGAGGCGGCCAAGGGTGGCTACGACAAGCTCGTGGTCACGCCCGGCGAGGAGCAGGCGAAGCGGTACGACCTGGCAAAGCATATCCGCGAATTGCGCTATCATCCGACCACGCAGTACCTGATCGCGCACCCGCATGATCGCGGGCACGCGCCGATCGAGACCGCGATGTCGCCTGAACAGCTACCCGGCTATCTTGGCAAGGACGTGGCCGAGAAATTGCTGGCGCAGCCGCTGCGTCACGAGGACGCCGACGACAAGCACCCGCATCACGCTCTCGAAGGCCTCGACATGCAAGTCGGCGGGCACGGCATGAAAACCTTCTACGACAAGCTCGTGCCGCAGGCGCTGGAGAAGCTCGCGCGCAAGCACGATCCCGAGGCGCGGGTGGCGCTGCATGGACATCATCTGCCGTCCGATAAATACAAAGGCTATGCGCGATACGAAGTTGGATCCGGCCCCATAGCGGCACATGCAGTTCACGGTGTCCGCGCTAACGGTGAGCGGGTACTGGTGCAGCAAAACCACGCCACGCGCGAGAGTGCCGTCAAAAGCGCGGATGAATTGAACCGAAACGCCAAGCAAGGCGTACCTGTACACTCTCTCGACATCACCCCCAGAATGCGCGAGAGCATCCTGAAGGGCCAGCCGGCTTATGCGCGCGGCGGTGCAGCCTACGCCGACCCCAAGAGCGAGCACATCGCCGACTGGCGCTGGCGCCCGCTCGAGGACGTGCATAAGGAGCTCGGCCTGACCGAGATCCCGAGCCACGTCGAGAAGTTCGGCTCGTTCATGGACGACACGGCACATCGAGCCGAGCATCACGGTCTCAGCCCGCGTGACCTGATCAAGGCCTACACGATCACCCGCTCGAGCATCCAGCGCGGCGCGGTCGACGCCGACAAGGTGCGCAAGGCGGGTCTGATCCTGCCACCCGGCATCACCGGCAAGATCCGCCCCGAGGGCGCGTTCGGCACCTGGCTTCATACCAAAGAGGGGCAACGCTACCTCGACGAGGCAGAGGCGGGGCGGCCCGACGAGCCGTCGATCGCACACGCCGTCCAGGTCATGGCGCCGTTCGGCAAGCACGAGAAGGACATTCCCGACGCGCTGCGATGGGCCGCGTTGAACCTGCCCGGCCGCGAGGCGCGCATCTCCGAGCTCGTCGCCCGGGCTCGCCGGATGCGCAGCTCGCCGGAAGAGTGGCGCGACGCGACGAAGGATGTCCGCGGCATCGGCAGCAGCAAGGCGGGCTTCTATGCCTCGTTGCTCGGCCGGGGCGACCAGCCGACGCTCGATGCCCGGCAGCTGATCCTGCACACCGGCAAGCCGTCGAAGGAAGCGTCGCCGTTCATCGCTCGTAAGGCTGGCGCCGGCGGCAGCGACGCCACCGATCGTCTGGCCGCGCGCCAGGCGGCGATGAACTTGTCGACGCCGAAGGATCTGCAGCCCTACTACCAGCATCTTGCGCACCATGCGGTGTGGGACAAGGCTGGCAACGACACCACGACGCACGACGATGTCGTCAGCGCCCTGCGCGGCGCCGCGACCGGTGGCCGGATCACCGATCCGAATCTCGACAGCCACCCTGTCGTGCAGGCGATGCGCGCGGCCGGACTGCCGGGCCTGGGCGACGACGATGCGGTTCACGCGCATATGCAGCGCCTGCACAGCCCATTTCATACTGACAACCCCGAAAGTGTCGCCGAGGCTTTGCGCATCGCGCTGGGTCTCAAGGTCAACATGAACGTGGTCAACAAGCAGGCCGGTTTCTACAACGTCAACCAGCCGAAGGCGCCGAAGGACGTCACCAGCAAGGTTGGTGCGTTGAAGGGTGTGACGCCGGTCGACAAGCGGCAGATGTCCTGGGAAGACCTGCACCGGGAAGGCAAGGGTGGTTCGTTCATCAACCTGGGCGGCGATCGATCGAATTTCGGCCGCCTGACCCACATCAATGGCCAGAAGCTCGCGTGGCCGGTCGACCTGCATGCCGGCCCGGGCTACATGCGTGAACTCAATCCTGGTGCGGTGTGGGCGAACAACCCGGGGCACTCGACATCGCTCAAGAACAAGGCGACCGAGGCGCTCAAAGGCAACAAGAAAGATCGTCCGGTCTACGGTATCTATGCGCCGATGGGTCCGCGAGCGATCGACAGCTCGCACAACATGTTCGATGCCCTGATGGCGCAGGTCCCCACCAGCCACATTGACCCCAAAGACGCCGAAGCATTCGATACTCTGCTGCGTAGCGGCAGATATCTGGGTGCCGCACCGCCTAAAGACGTCGAGCGCGCGCAGAAACTGATGGCGCACTGGCCAGGGATCCTGAATGCTCGGCGCGCACGCAATTTCGCCAGCGACCTGCCGGGCACCCATCGCAGTGCCATCGTCAACGCCATGGACAGTTCTGATCTGCTGAAGAAAGGTTTCCCTGCCGTCGGCATGACCCGGGTCGCGATCAGCGATCCTGAAGTTCGTGACAAGCCGGGCAACATGGTCGGACACCGTGTTGTCGAGCTAGACCCGTCGAAGACAGTCGAAGAGACGCGCATGAAGCACTCGACCTACCCGTCGCCGATTGCCGGCAAGTACGTCGGCGATCTGCCACTGGTGCAGCGTCAGTATGCCATGCCGGAACCCTCACGCGCCTTGCTCGCCAAGCCGACCAAGGCAGGCCAGCTGGTACACCCATTCTCGCCAGACAACCTGGGTCGCAGCACGGCGCGCAAGATGTTCGAGGAGCAGAAACAGGTCCAGCCGCTCGACGATCGGCAGCTCGAGAGCACTATGCTGGGCCTGCAGCGGCAGAAGGACTATGGCTTCGCCAAGGGCGGTCTTGTTGACCAGGCCCTACGTTTGGCTCATCCTAAGCGATCTTGACCATGTCCCAGGCCAACCTCGACGCCCGCGCCAAAGCTGTCCGCCTCTGTGGCGGCGGAGCGCCGGGCATGCGCCGGCACCGGGAAGACGGTGGCGGCACGTCGGGTGGCCTCTCGGATCAGGCATTCTCGTTTGCCAAGCCAGATCCGGCGCCGCCCACGGCCAAGTCGACCGACGCCAAGATGCCGACCGTGGCGGTCGAGGTCGGCACCACGCCGACAGGCGCGCCAAAGGAATTGAACGCCGATGCACTGCGCCGCGGTGGCCGCGCAAGGAGAGCACGATGAGCCAGATGGCCAAAGACGCACGCGCCGCGATGCGCGCCAAAGCGACCCGCATGGCGGGCGGCGACCCACGCAAGAAAGTCGACGCATCAAGCTGGATGCCGACCGAGCCGCTCAACACCACCGCCAAGACCGGCGCGCGACCGATCCGGCCCCGCATCTACAAGCACGGCGGGACCGTGCAGGGCGATCGCGCTTGCCGCGCCGATCGCAAAGCACGCGCCACGGGCGGCAAGTTGACCGATGAGCAGCGCAAGCTCGCCGTTCGTCTCGGTGGCGACCCTAACAAGCTCGGCATCCCAGGTTACGGCAAGATCAAGACCACGACCAAGGAAGAAGCTGACGAGGCGCGCAAAACACGCGCCACGGGCGGCAAAGCTTGCAGTCCCGAGGAGATGGTCGACGCCAAGGTCAACCGCGACGTGGTCAAGGCCAACGCCGACAAGTTCGGCAAGCCGCATGTTGGCGCCTTCAAGAAGGGCGGCAAGGCGCGCAAGCACCGCGACATGGGCGGGCCGATGCAGGACCCCCGCGCGCAGGCACAGGCCGCCATGGCGGCAGCCGGGCAGCGCTCGGGCACCGATCCCGGCGGGTTCTTGAAATTCGGGCAGGGTCAGCGCAGTCCGTTCGGCCTCAAGAAGGGCGGCGCCGCGGAATCCTACAAGGGCGGCACGCGCCCGACCGGCGGCCGGCTCGCGAAGGCCAAGGGCGGCGCGAGCGAGAACATGGTTCCGCTCACCGACAGGCAGCGCAAGATCGCGGCGGACGTCAAGGCATCGACCAGGCCGCCCGATCCCGATCAGAAGACCCTCCGCGAGGGCCGTGCCAGCGGCGGCACCTTAGATAGGAAAGAACGCCGCCGCCTGGAGGAAATTGCAGTTCGTAATGCCGCCAAGATGCGTTCGGACGAGGCTGCTGACCGCGCGCAACGCTACACTGCGCACAGGGCGCAAATGTCCCC